CATTACAGTACAAATATAAAACAAAAAGGGTAAACCGAAGTCTACCCTTAATGATATTAATAAAAACTTATTAACTACTATTTCAACAACATGAAGTTGTTAGCACCTAAAACAACTAAAGCTCTTTCAGATAAGAAGTTAACAGACATAGCATCGATGTCAGAGTTTGAAGCTCCTCCAGCAGATCCTACAATCCAAGATTTGTATTTTCTATCTTCTGTTTCAGATTTTCTGTAACGAGTGTGTAAGAATGGACGTTTAGCATTTTTACCAAGAACTTGGTCGTAAACAGTCAATGTTCCAGCAGGAACCAATACACCATCGATGTCAGAGATAGAACCTCTAGTTGTAGCATCGTTCAAATATTTCCAGTCAGTTTTGTAGAAATCATAACCTAAGTTAAATCCTTTAAAACCAAGATTCAAAGCCATGTCTTGTTCGTTGTCAAACAATCCGTAAGAAGCTCCACTTGAACCGAAGTTATTTTGAGCAGCTAATACAGTGTCAATCTCGAAAGATGTTTTTCTGTTAACAAACAATACGTTTTCTTGAATAGCACCTTCTTTATCCAACACTTTGATAATGTTTTCTAAGTCAGTTCTATCAGTGATAGCACCTGTTCCAACGTTACCTCTGTTAGCGATTTCGTAGAACAAACCTTTAGTACCTTTGTAACCAGCAGCAGCTACAGCAGAACCAGCAGCAGCAGGCTCACCTTCAACCATTGACATTTCTAAGTAATCTTCGAAACGTAAACGAGTTTCATGCTCAGATTTCAAATACCATAAGTATCCGTCAGCACCATTTTCAGTTGTAACTTGAATCCAACCAACTTGAGCCATATCAGAACCATTAACCTCATACTTATCTTTGATGATAATTGGGTTAGTTTCTAAGATGTCAGATTGAGCTTCCAAAGAACCAGCCATCCCGCCTGTTCCTTTTTTGAATTCAGAACCGTAAACAAATACTTTCAAAGCACCAGAAACAGTACTTAAAGCAGCTAAGTTAGCAGCGCTATAAGGAGCAACAGTAATTGTTACACCGTCAGCATCGATAGCAGTAACCAAAGCTTTAATAGTAACTCCGTTAGAAGTATCGCTAATAACTACAGTTTGGTTTAAACGTACGTTATGAGCAGCACCAAAAGTAATAGTAGATGAAGTTGCTTTAGTAGCAGTTCCAAATACGTGAAGACGACCTTGCTCACTCCATTTGATCAAATCAGAAGTAGAAGGCATTTCAGCACCTACTAAACGTAAGAAAGATGCGATAGAACGATTTCCAAATCTTTCGAATTCTTTTTCGTAAAGGTCTGGTAATTCATGTGACAAAAAGTCAAATGTACCTACATAGTTAGTAGATAATGTAGCTTTAACTGGAGCTGGAGTTAATTGAGCTCCACCAGTAATAGCATTACTTGTAAAATTTACAGCTTGAGCCATGTTTTGTGTTTGTGTTTAATTATTATTTTCTTTTTCTAATTTTCATACCACCCTCAAAATCATCGCTAGGAATCACTCTCATTTTAGGACCATCACCCTTTGGCGTCACATCCTTATTGTCTCTTACAGACATCTCAATGTTTTTTGCATCTTTAATTACGTTTCCAGTTGCATCTGACTTGCCTTGTTCATAAAAGAACTTAGCGAAACCATCTGGGTCTCTAAACATAGCTAGAGCTTTGTGATACTGGTGTTCGTCTTTTAAATATCCATTCTCATCTAAATGCTTAGCGATAATACCGCTAATATCTGATTGAGCATTTTTAGTTTCTAGCACATCGCTAGGTTTGAAAACCTGTTTCTTATCTCCTAGATTAAATTCAAAACCTTTGAATTCACTATTAAATAATCTATCGGTTTTATCTAAAAATACACTAGACTTTTGTTGAGCAATCTCTGATTCTTTCTTCGAGTTCTCGGTATATTCTTGATAGAAATTAAAAGCTTCTTTATAATCCTCTGGAACTTCAGCAGATCTAGACCCTAGATCAACCTTATATTGTTCCTTTAAATCATTTAAATAACTTTTAGCTCTAAACAATTCTTCTTTTAACGCAACCTTTTTCTTTTTGATATCTCTATCATCATCAATATCTTCATCGTAAGAATACTCTTCTTCTAATAAATAAGTAATGTCTTCATCATCTAGATGAGGTTTTGTTTGCTTGTAATATTCTTTTAGAATAGTAGCGTCATTCTCTGAGTTCCAATCCCTATTTATTTTAAGATAATTGTCAACACCAAATTCCATTAACTTCTTAATGTCTTCTGGTAACTCAGCCTTTTCTTTTTGTGTAAGAACTTCGTCTAAAGAGTTATACTCTTTTTGATATCTTTCTTTTAAGTAGCTTAACACTCTAGCATCATCGATGTCTTGTGATTGAACATCTTCCACCTCTGTATCTTCTACTTCTGTGTCTTCTACTTGCGTATCTTCTACTTGTGAATCATCATCAACTGTTTCTACAGTTTCTAAATCATTATCTACAACTTCTTCTTGGTTGCTAATAACTTGATTTTGCACTTCACCATCGTCATCTAAGACTTTAAAAGTAAATCCTTCCATTATATTAAATATTAAATTAAATTTTTTGCAAAGTTATGAATTTTTAAATAGTGTTGAATATATCATCAATATTACCAAAATCATCTTCTTCTTCAAAGTCTATAGCATCCTCATCTTTAGCTCTTTGTCTAATCATTTTTGATTGTTGAGTTGCTTGTAACTTTGTTCTTTTATCTTTTCTATCCTCTCTCTCTTGTTCTTTCTGATTCAACATAGACATTTCGCTTTGTTTAATCTCAGACTTCATTCCTTCTTGAAGCTTTATTAATTCAGCTTTCATTTCAAACTCCATTCTAAGCTTCTCCATTTCGTTTTGATGTTTCAATTGTTCTAATTGAATATCAGATTGAGACTCTGCTTGAACCAACTGCATTTTAGATTGAGAAGTAGCTTCTGCTAACTGAGCTTGTGCTTGTGCCTGAGATTCGTAATTTTTCTTTTGATTCTCTTGGTCTCTCTCCTCTTTCTTTTTCTTTCTTACTTTTAATAATTGAGAAGCTATCTTTACATTTTTAACGTTTCTAATATCAATAGCATCATCAATATCAATTTTACCAGCAGCTAGTGCGGCTTGTATGTTTTGATTAAGCATTTGAGTTTCTTCCTCATCTGGCATTAAATCAATATAAATACCAAAATTATATAAATGTAAATCTTTTATTTTCTCAATAACATCCATAGAACTTCCTCCAATCATATTTGCAAAGTCTTCCTTCATATCAGAATACTCTAATACATCAGACATTCTATAGCAAATACACTCAGCAAGTCTTCTTGTTGTAAAAATACCACTTTGAAGAATATGTCTTGTGGCTGTATTTGAATTTAAAGCTGCTAATTTCTGAGTACCAACCAAACTATTTTCGTCTGGCATACTTCCATCTCTAGCCTCATTTAATCCAGTTACCGCTCTAATCATACCTAAGTATTGATTGTACATTCCTATAAGAGACTGTATCTTAGCATTAGCTCCCGAAGCGGTTAATTCTTGCACTGGTATTTTACCATTATTAAATTCACCATCTTCAGTCATGCTTCTACCGATAACACTACCAGTTTGGAAATATAAGTTTAAAGCCTCTTCTGGCGTGTAAGTCATACCGTTACCTAGGTTGATAGAATTTAATCCATCTATATCTAAGTAAACACCATCAGGTTTCATACTAGAAATTACTTGTTGTAATTTTAAGTGTGTTAATTGTATTTGATCAGCAAAAGGAATCATTCTTTTAACTAAAGAATCAATAGATCCTCTATACATTCTTGGAGCTGATAATACGTAAGGAGCATATACTTTTGATATAGAAGATTTTGGTCTAACCATATTCTTCATAACCTCCCACTTAAGTATGTGGTTAGTACCCATTACCAATATACCTTCAAACCAAACATCTATTCTTTTAGATAATTTCTCAAATTGAGCTTCTCCAGTTTTAGGACCTTGGAATGAATCGTCTCTTTTAATTACTTTTTCACCACCATTACCGTTCTTTTTCTTTTTGTAAACGATATTCATATCTGTTTTAAAAGCAAAGAATAGCAACGTTGCGCTATTATTATTTAAGTTACCTCCAGTTGAATTTCCTCCTTGTATATTTTGGTATGAATCCCATTTTGAAGCTAGTTTTGATATCTCTTTAATATCTTCTTGACTTAAATTAGGATTTATTTTTTTTAATTCCGTTATATTTACATTCTTTACCTCTCCAAAATAATAGCAATCCTCAAACGTAGGATCTTCTGTTGGAGACCAAACCATATTTGCTGGATCACAGTATTCTATCTTAATACCATTGTGAGTATCGAATGAATGTTTAGCAGCTGATATACCTAAAACAGTTGCATCTTCATCTATTCTTCTTTTAATTAAATCATAGTTGTTTAGTTTTAAAACATTATCAATAGCTTTTTCTTCAACAACCTCAACTTCATCTTTATAGAACTCCATGTGAAGATCTAATTCTTGTTTGTCAGCTGGCATGTTTTCTTCTGGTATTGGATACATATCTACACCAAGTAAATCCTTAGCATCCTTTAATATCTCTTTACCAACCATAGCTTTTTCTAGCTCAAATTTGTAAGCTCCTTTTTTCATAGAAGACATACTATCTATAGCCTCAGCTTTAACTTCGTATTGTCTATTAGACATTCCATTAACAACAATATCTACAAACTTAGGTATAATTGGTACTGGAGTCCAGTCAACATTAAGATATGAAATATCACCATTGACACTCATTTCTTTTTTATACTTTTGAACAGATTGCTCTCCTCTAGCGTATAATCTTAATTTGTGAAAGTGATCTCTATTTGTATAAAATCTAGAACCATTTAAAGAAGTTTTTCTAAACCACTCCCCTTGTATTGCATGTCCTACACTTCTACCATATTCTTCGCTCAACTTTGTATTGTCGTCAGCTAATTGATCTGGAAAGTATACGTTAGGTAATGAAAAGTCTTGACTCATATTTATTTTAATAATTCGCTTTGTAATCCTTTATTGGAATATCTTGCAAAATTAAACAATATTTCTTTATTATTTCTAATTGGCTTAACTACATAAGTTTGATTAGCCATAATCGCAAAACCACTACTAATAGAAGCATCAAATTTTGTTCTGTTAGAAATATCATAATTAGCCCAATCAAGTAAAGTTCTATTGAAATACATATTACCAATTTTACCAGCTTCTCTAAACTGACCACTGTAATCGATTCCGACATATTGATCTATGTAAGCCTCAATCGCATTTGCGTGAAGCTCAATTACTTGCATAGACGAAGGTATACCTCCTAGCTCTTTCTCAGATTGACTCAAATCATTCTTGTGTTTATCTGGTCTTCTTAGACAGAACTTATCATATCCTCTATTATAAAAATACTTTAACTGACCAACCTTGTTGTTCTCAATTAATATAGGCATACTATAAAACACACAAGCCATCAAACAATCTTCATAAAACTCTTCAGCAGTTCTAGGTCTTGCTATATATTCTAAGAAAAAGAAATTACTCGGTGCGTCCTCCATATTAAACTTTGTAAGACCATGTAATGAGCCTTTAGATCCACCACCACCTACAACTCCAGATATATCATAAGTATCGCAACCGAAAGCTCCTATGTGTGCATTAGCAGGATGTCTCCTACCATTCTTCATGTCTACAACATTCGTATTCTCTTTATTTGGAAACCAAGTTACTTTAAAGTTACCATCTCGATTTGGAGTCCATATAACCTCACTATCTTTAACACCGTTCTTCCAAGCAAATTTACCCGTGTTCACAATTTGGTTTATCTCTAATCCATCATTGTAGTCTATTTGCTCATATATCTTTGACAAATCAAACAATGAGTTTTTAGCTTCATCTCTAAATGCATGACTCTCTGTTCTTGGGAATTGTCTATAGAATTCGTTTAAAGCGTCAGAATTGTTTTTTAAGGCACTAACTTCATTCTCCCAGTAGTCTATTACACCTGTGTAAATAAAGCCTCCCTGAATGTCTCTAATGGGCTTCTCAGGCGTTCTAAATACTGGTTGACCATATATGTCAATGTATCCTTCAAAATTCCACTCCATTGGGATAAATAAAGCATAAAGTCCACTAAGTGTCTGTCCATTTGCATTTCTCTTTGTAACATCTGAATCGTTATATAAAGACTTGTAATTCCCCCCACCTTTTGCTATAGAGTTTGAAGTAGACCCCATTATACATTTACCTATAATTCTTCTACCTAAACGTAAACAGGTTTTAGTAACCCTCCAGTTATTTAAGATATTATTAGGAACCTCCCACTTACCACTCTCGTCATGAACTAGTCTTAATAGTTTCTCCCCATCATAACTGTTGTCAGCTGTGTTTTTCCAGTCAATAGTTGTATCTAATCCATCAACATCATCCTTTAAAGACGACATATTATTCTTTGTAATTTTAGAAGCTGGTACACGATAAGCTAATTCTGTCTTAGGTTTATCCATACCATCCATAATTGGTTTAAAAAAGAATGGATAGTTACCAGAGATTGGGACAACTTTATCAGTAAACATTTTTTTAGCATCAGAACCTGTCTTAGATAGAATACCAATACGACTATCTCTTGCTAGAGTAGCTGTATTAACTAATTCTGCTGAAGACATAAATGAGAAACCAGAACGTCTATTCTTTAAATAGCACATTCCATAACTTCTTTCGTCAGCAACACATGCCTCCCAGAATAAAAAGAATACTCTGTTAGCCTCTCTAAATTCAGCGTGACCAACATCTATCTTTGTCCATTGTAGATACATGTAATGAGTACCAGTTACATAACAAGGAGTTCCATTATTCATAAACCAGAACCCTTCTTCTCGTCTATCGAACTCATTCTCAATATAGTCTACGTATTTATTTTTAAACTCGTTTGGATATTCATTCCATTGAAATACAGATGTTATCTTCTGTAGTTCTTTTGGATATTCGAAAGCCTCCCAATACTGTTCCTCTTTCTTTCTATCTCGTTTATATACATTCTTTGGTGTTGAAGGAAGTGCTATATGTAGTCCTTGAACTTCATACACCTCGCCAATAGTACCATCTTTAGATATAACAACAACATCGAACTCTGGATTATATCCATACTTCCATTCCTTCTTCTTGTTTAATCTATCAATGTCTTTGTCTTGTATTTTATTTACAATCCTAAAAAGACTATTATCTTCCTTTACTTCGTTTTTCTGCAAAAGATTGGAATTTGATTTCATCTACTTCTTCTTTATCTGTACCCTCAAGTATTTTTTGCTCGCTCTCTATCTTTGATAATATATAGAATGCGTCATCTAAAGCTGTTTTTTTAGCCAATACAGCGTTCCTCATTTTATCAGCTGAAACATCATCTATGTTATCATCTGATATAATTTCATCGGCTAATACCTTAACTAACTCGATTACAGACTTATAAGCAGCGTCTATAATCATTTGCTTTAATTCTTGATGGTTATACAACATAATTATTTAATTCGATTACAACGTCTCTATCGTACATTCTGTACATTTTCAGATCATCTATCTCAAACTCATACTCGCTATTCTTGGTGAAAGCCACCATATCTCCGCTATTTAAGTTTAAATTTTTTATTTGATTTTTACTAGGATAAACAATTATCCCAACATGTTTCTCTTCTTTGTCTACTATGTGAAGACTTTCATTCTGTATAGTAGCAATTGGTTTTACAAAACAATAGTTTAAATGTGAGTTCCATATACCGTTTCTTTTGTATAAATAAATCCTTTCTGGACTTAGTATATACAAGTCATCTCTAAAAAACTCTGGAGATTTAGTTTGCCTACCTTTCAT